ATGGCATTAACAAAAAGAAGCACAAAAGGAACAGCATTAACTCATGAAGAAATGGATGCTAACTTTACTCATTTAGGTGGAGATGGCACATATGTTATGCCTTCAACTGATGGCGATAGTGGTCAAGTCTTATCAACTAATGGTAGTGGTCAAGTTTCGTTTACTACTTTGTCTGGTGTAACTGCTACGATTTCAAATGCATATCCTGTAGGTTCAATTTATATGAATTGTAGTAATGCAACAAATCCTGGCACACTATTAGGATTTGGTACATGGACTGCTTTTGGGGCAGGTCGTGTTCTTATAGGTCATGATTCTTCAGATACAGATTTTGATACGGCAGAAGAAACTGGTGGTTCAAAAACTCATACTCTTACAGAAGCAGAGTTACCTTCTCATAGACACCAAGTAGGTTCAAACGATTCAGGTACAGGTCCAGGTGGCGCCGCTGGTAATCAAGAACATGTTAGAGACGCTGGTGTCGGAAATGGTCCGGCAACACCTACAAGTTTTACAGGTAGTGGAGACGCTCATACAATTGTTCAATCATATATTGTTGTCTATATGTGGAAAAGGACAGCATAATCTGTATAAATAGTTAGCGTTATGCCAAAATGGGACGCTACAAATTCTAATAACTCAAATAGAATCAGCAGGACTTTTAAAGACCTGGACTTAGACTTTGGTCTAAATTCAGTAACTAAAGATGTAAACAAACTTACAGACGCTGAAGCAATTAAAAGAAGTGTTAGAAATTTAATTAATACAAATAATTACGATAGACCATTTAGGCCAGAGATTGGTTCAGGTATAAGAGGTTTATTATTTGAACCCATGACTGAATTAACAGCACACTTTATGCAATTAAAAATCGCAGAGGTTTTAAATGAATATGAACCTAGAGTTATTGTAGATAATATTTTAGTAAGACCAGAAGAAGATAGAAATTCATATGCAGTAAGTGTTCAATTTGTTATAGTAGGCACATTAGAACCAGTAATAGTAGATACATTTTTAGAGAGATTAAGATAAAATGGCAAATGCAATTAGTAATAGATTAGATGTTTCAGAATTAGATTATGATGGTATAAGAAGTAATCTAAAAACATTCTTACAAAATCAAGCAGAATTTTCAGATTATGACTTTGAAGGTTCAGGTATGTCGGTATTATTAGACTTGTTAGCATATAATACACATTACCTATCATTTAATGCTAACATGTTATCAAACGAATTATATTTAGATAGTGCAGACATTCGTAAAAATGTTGTTGCATTGGCAAAACAATTAGGTTATACGCCTTCATCTGTTACATCACCTATGGCAACTATTGATATACTTGTCAATAATGTTCCTACTACAACTGCTTCAATTACAATGGCAAAGGGAACTTCTTTTGTTACATCTATTGACGGTATAAATTATGTGTTTATAACAAATGAAGCTGTTACTATGCAACCAACAGATGGTGTTTATAAATTTGAAAATGTAAAAATTTATGAAGGTACATCAGTAACATTTCAATATACAGTAGATTCTTCAGATGTAGACCAAAAATTTATTATACCAAGCAATCTCGCAGATACATCAACACTTCAAGTTTCTGTTCAAAATTCTGCTAGTGATTCTACAACAAATACATATACAAAATCACAAACACTAACAGAATTAAATGATACATCAAAAGTTTATTTTTTACAAGAACAAGATGATGGTAGATTTGAAGTTTATTTCGGTGATGGTGTTTTAGGTAAATCAGTAACAGATGGTAATATCATAAACTTAGAATATGTTGTAACAAATAAAGACGCCGCTAACGGTGCCTCTTCATTTACTTTAGGTTCTACTGTTGGTGGTTTTACAGATGTTTCTATTACAACTAAATCAAATGCACAAGGTGGCAGTATTGCACAATCAAATAACTCAATTAGATTTAATGCACCTTTAAATTTTCAATCACAAAATAGAGCTGTTACAGTTAAAGATTATGAAACTTTAACACAGACATTTTATTCTAATGCAGAATCAATAAGTGCATATGGTGGAGAGGATGCTGAGACACCTGTTTATGGCACAGTTTATATAGGCATTGTTCCTAAGTCAGGTGCAACATTAACAGAAGCAACTAAATTAAATATTGTAAATAATTTAAAAAAATATAATGTTGCTTCAGTAACACCTGTAATTGTAACACCAGAAACAACATCTATAATTTTAACATCAAATGTAAAGTTTAATGAAAATGCAACTACAAAATCTTCAGATACTATTAGGTCAAATGTAATTGCAACACTTAATACTTACAACTCAAATAATTTAAGAAAATTTGAGGGTTTATTTAGGTACTCACAATTAATACAAGACATAGATGATACTGATACATCTATCTTATCAAATATTACAACAGTAAAAATAAGAAAAGATTTTACACCTACAACAGGTAGTGCAGTTACTTATAATGTCTATTTTAGAAATGCATTGTATAATCCTCATTCAGGACACAATACAACTGCCGGTGGTATTTTAGAATCATCAGGATTTAAAATACAAGGTAGTGATAATGAAATGTTTTTAAATGATGATGGTCAAGGTAATGTTAGAATGTATTACTTAGTAAGTGGTGTTAAAACTTATCAAAACAATACACAAGGTACAATTAATTATTCAACAGGACAAGTTACTTTAACATCTTTAAATATTGCTTCTATTTCAAATATTAGAGGTAGTGCTTCTACTGTTATTGAATTAACTGTAAAACCAAATTCAAATGATGTTATACCTGTAAGAGACCAAATACTTGCTATTGATGTTTCAAATTCAAGTGTAACAGTAGAAACTGATTCATTCGCAAGTGGTACATCAGATGGTGGCACAACTTATACAACTACATCTAGTTACTAATGGCAAAATTTAATGAAAAAATATCAACGAGGGTAAAACATCAGTCACCTGATTTTGTTTTAGATGAACACCCACGATTTTTAGAATTTGTAAAACAATATTATACATTCATGGAATCGGCAGAGATTTCTGTTACAAGTGTTTTAACATCTGATGGCGTATTATTAGAGAGTGAAACAGATTTAGAGCCTAGTGTTTTATTATTAGACGCTAATAGAATATCATCAAACAATACAACTGAAGGTAATGGTGATAAAGTATTACAAGAATCATCATCTTATGGTAAATTTGAAAAAGGTGAAACAATTACTGGTGCTACATCAGGTGCAACAGCAACTGTTTTAGTAGAAGATTTAAGTAATGGTAAACTTTTTATATCAGCACAAGATAAATTTAAAGATGGTGAAACTCTAACAGGTGGTACATCAGGTGCAAGTGCAACTTTAGATAATTACAGAGCAAATCCTGTTCAGAACATACAACAACTTACAAACTTTAGAGACCCAGATAAAGTTATTTCTAACTTCTTAACAAAATTTAGAAATGAATTTATGGCAACCTTGCCTGAAAATTTAGATAGTAGTATTGATAAAAGAAAATTAATAAAAAATATTCGTTCAATTTATCTTGCAAAAGGCACAGCAAAAGCAAATGAAGCATTTTTCAAAATGTTATTTAATGAAAAATCTGAAACAATTTATCCTAAAGAAAATATGCTTAGAATATCAGACGGAAAGTTTGATAGTAAAAAAATATTAAGAGCAATAGTAAGTGTAGGCGACCCAACAGATTTAATAGGCAGAACAATCACAGGTGTTACATCAGAGGCAACTGCTATTGTAGAAACTGTAAATACATTTAATATAGGTGGTGTGAATACAATTGAATTTATTTTAAATGAAGATTCAATATCAGGTACTTTTACAGCTGATGAAACTATTAGAGGAACAAAAACTGATACATCAGATACTTTTATAAAATTAACTATCACATCTATACCATCAGTCTTAACAGTTACAAATGATGGTGCAAACTATTCTACAGATGATACTGTTTCTATAAGTGCAGGTGGCACAGGTTGTAGTATTCAAATAGGCGAAGTAGGTTTAAATAGTTTAACAGATATATTTGTAGGAAATGGTGGAGGTGGATATGCAATAGGAGATGTTGTAAACTTTACACATGATACAGGTGGCGGATGTTCGGCAAAAGTATCAGTAGTAAATGGTGGTATTGCACCTGAATCAGGAAGTGTTACAGATTATGGTATGGAAACTTTTGACCACATTGTATTAGAAGACGCTACACAAGATGGAGACCATTATACAGGAAATAAAATTGTTCAAGAAACAGGAACAGGTAGTAATGATGTTACAGATGTAAGAATTATAAATGCAGGATTTGGCATGAGCACATTACCGACTACTACAATTACAAGTAATAGTGGTGGTGGTTGTACATTACATCCTTATGGTTCAGAAATAGGCAGAGTGTTAAAATTAAAAATAGTAGAATACGGTAAAGATTACGAAGATAGTCCTTCACCACCTACACTAACTTTGCCAACTCAATTAATCGTAACAGGTGCTACAGGCAATTACACAGTAGGAGAAACTGTTAGTGGTTTAGGTACTGATGGTTCTACAACTGTAACAGCAACAGTTAATGCATGGGATTCATCTAGAGGTCTTATGGAAATTTCAAGTCCATCAGGTGTCTTTGATACAAGAGTAACACTAACAGGTGGCACATCAACTGTAACTGGCACAATTAGAGTAAATGATTTAGCAACTGCTACAGCAACTGTAGGTACTGTTGTTGATACTGATGGTGTATTTTTAAATGAAGATGGACATGTATCAGAATCAACTATGAGAGTACAAGATAGTTTATACTATCAAGATTTTTCATATGTTATAAAAGTAGGTCGTGCAATTGTAGACTGGCGTAAAGCTTTCAAAGATACAATTCACCCAACAGGTTTCTATGTAACAGGTCAAGTAAACATTGAAACATCATTAAATGCTTCAATGTCAAGTCCTGTTGAAGGTGTTGTATCAGGAGTATCACATGCTGGACTTGCATTAATTATCAATACTCTATTTTCTACAATACTAGGTCGTAGATTAGGTACTGTAGATGATGGCACAACATTGAGAAGTAACTC